AAGAAGTCCGATGCTAAGTCTAGCACAAAGTCTTCGGACAAATCTGCTCAGGATAATATCCCGGCTTTTGCACCGGAAGGAGGAAGTACAAGTATGACACCATTACAACTGATGTTCACGAGGCACTACTTGCTAAGGCAGTAGAGGATGCCACTGCGGCTCTTGTCGCGGAAAAGGCTGAACTTGCAGCACAGGTAGAAACTCTGACCCAGAGTGCAGCCGAGAAGGCAGCAGAGGTGGCTTCGCTTACAGAGGCGAACACCGACATCAACGCCAAGCTTGACGACGCAACGGTAGCCCTTACCGCTGCCACCGAAAAGGCCGACGCGCTGGAAGCTGACATCGCTCGTAAGGACGAGGAAGCTCGCCTAGCGACGGTTGCCACGGAGCGCGCAGCGCAGATCCGCAATTTGAAGCTTTTCCCGGACGAGGTAATTGATGAGCGCGCAGGACTTTGGGCCGCTCTAGATGAGGCGTCTTGGACAGAGCGCGTTGAAGACTGGAAGACCGTACGCGGTAGTGCCGGTGCCTCAACAACTGGTACTGAGACAGCTTCGGCTTTCACAGGCACCAGCGACAACAACACAGGCAAGACCGGCACCGCACGTCGTGCGGTACTCGGACTCTAAACTCGGTAGGGAGTGAAATAATCAAATGAGCTACTCACGTAACTTTGGCTTCCGTTCGACCGTGAACATCGTTCGCGGCGCACGCTTCAAGACTCCTGCCACAGCGAGTGGAGCCGACGCAAACGGATTCCTGCTTGGAACAGCAGTTGTCGTAGACCCAAGCAACGTAGGTTTCTTGACTCGTCCTGCTGCCTCAGCCGCACCGACCGCCCTTTCAGGCGTCGTTGTGTACGAGCACATCCAGTTCCAGGGCGTTGACCCGTTCCTGACAACCCCGCTTGACCCGCCCTTCAACTTCGCGCCTCTTGGTCGCTACGTTCAGGTGGTTCACGGTCCGGGTACGAAGGTATGGTTCAAGAACACCTCAGACCAGACACTTTACGACGGTCGCGTCCTTCCGGGCGAGACTCTAGTAACGACATCACTTGGTTCAGTCGCCGTAGGCGATGGTCTTGACCCGAGTGGTTCGAACGGCCAGTGGAAGGTCTCTTCTGACCTTACAACCGCTTGGTTCCTTGTAACTTCCGTCAACGCCACGACCGGTCTGGTCGAGGCAGTCTTCAACTTCTAAGGGGAGGTGGACAGTATGTCAGACACCACAAAGCGCCTGGTAGACGCAATGGGTCGTACAGCGGAAGACAAGCGTGAATTCGCAAAGCTTCGTGACGCTGCTAACGAGGAAGCCCGCGCGAACTGGGACAGCAAGGAATGGCGCGCAGAGTTTGCCGCTGAGCTTACAGAGTCTATCCTCCTTGGCTTCGAGTACGAGACCTTGGTTGACCGCTGGATCGAGACCGAAACGACTGACTTCAATGGCCGTATCTTCATTCGTGAAGCTACAGGTCTGAAGGCTTTCTGGATGGCTCGTGGTGGACAGATCGAGGCCAGCCAGATGAGTGCCGACGTATCCGAGATCCCGCGTGACATGATCGGTGTTCACGTGTCGGACTTCGAGGATAAGTTCATCAACAACTTCACTGAGTCTGCTCAGACTCTTCGTGATCTCGCAATCCAGCGTATGGACGCGGAAATCAACCGCCGCATCCACACGGTTCTGACGGAAGCAATTCCTTCAGGTAGCCCGTACTACGTTGCAACTCCTGGTCTTTCCAAGGCCGCTCTGGACAACGCTATCCGCTCCGTCCAGGACGCCAGCCGTACAGGCGAGGTTGTGATCGTCGGTCGCCCCACAATGGTGGACCAGATCACTGACTTCGAGGGTTACGGTGTTGAGACTCTGGAAGAGATCCGTCAGAAGGGTGTTCTTGGAACATACCGTGGATGCGACATCGTTCGCCTGCGTAACTTCAAGGACGAAGATGGACAGCCGTACCTGCCGGGTAACGAGATTTGGGTAATGGGCCGCGACACCGGAAAGTTCGCTTTCTTCGGTGGCCTGAAGTCCAAGGAATTCGAAGACCTTGACAACTGGTACTGGCACTACATCGCAAGAAGGGATACTGGAATTCTTGTTCACCACCCTGAGCGCGCTCGTCGCCTCATCGACTCGAACCAGAGTGCCTAAGC